ACACCAAAGCCAGCAACTACTAAGAAAGACGAGGAATAATCTCATGGCTGTATTTCTAAACAATAATGTGGGCGTGAAGATCAACTCAGTCGATCTTTCAGACCATGTCACAGCAGTAACAATTAACCGCGTATTTGATGAACTCGAAGTAACTGCAATGGGTGACTCAGCACACAAGTTCGTAAAAGGCTTAGAATCATCAACAGTAACAATCGATTTTCTAAATGACACAGCAGCAACAAATGTATTGGCAACACTACAAGCTGCATGGGGAACAACTGTCACAGCAGTATTCCTACAGACAAAGGGAACAGGAGTCTCAGCGACTAACCCTCTTTATACTGTTTCATTGCTAGTCAATAACACTACAGACATTAACGGTGCTGTAGGCGATATTGGCACACAGTCAATAACATTTACTGCCAACTCAACAGTTGCAGTAGCAACTACAGGTACATTCTAAACAATTAAACAAAGGGGCAAACCATGGCAAAACTAAAGATCGTTCGTACAGATGGAAGCGTGTTAGAAGGCGAGATTACTCCAGCAGTGGAGTATTCATTTGAGCAATACGCTAAAAAGGGTTTCCACAAGGCGTTTCGTGATGATGAGATGCAGACCTCGGTCTATTGGTTAGCTTGGGAAATAACACGCAGAGCAGGTGAATCTGTTAAGCCTTTTGGGATTGACTTCATCGAGACACTTAAAAGTGTTGAGGTGCTTGACTCAGACCCTTTGTCTTAAAGCGCGATCTCCCATTCACCTATCTAATTGCTAGGCTAAGCATTAGGTTGGGGATCGCGCCACAACATATATTGGAGTTAGATAAGACCATGCTAGATGCTCTAGTTCAAGGTCTCAAAGATGAAGCACAGGAGGTTAGCGATGCCAGCAAGCGTAAAGGGCGCCGTTAATCTTCGCAGGGCTTTAAGAGCTTATACTCCAGATCTTGCTAAAGCATTGCCTAAAGAAGTAGCTGCTGCATTAAAGCCAATAACAAAATCTGCTAAAGGCTATCTTCCTGATAACGGATTAGTATTAAGTGGATGGTTGGCGAGAGAAAACTCACAGGCTCGCTTTCCTTCTTATGACGCCAAAATTGCTAAGGCTGGAATTGGTTACAAGACCACACCATCCAAGCCCAATCGCAGAGGCTTTAGATCCCTTGCTCGCGTGTTTAACAAAAGCGCAGCTGGTGCTATCTATGAAACCATGGGGCGCAAGACCCCAGATAGCCGCTTTGTGCGGAATCAAAACAGCAAGTTTAGTCAAAGCATGAAGGGCGATGGCAAAATGGAAGGCCGTGCCTTGTTTCGTGCTTATGAAGAAAACAATGGCAAGGCTAGAGATGCAGTTCTCAAAGCGATTAAATCAGCTGCTAATAAACTTAATGAACGCTCTACAGTGAGAGGCTAATCATGGCAGATATTATTATTGATATAGCCTCGGAGTTTACAGGCAAAAAAGCATTTAAGCAGGCAGATAACGCAACAGAATCTTTGATGAAGAATGTTAAGAAACTGGCTAAGACTCTTGGAGTTGCTTATGGTTCTCAACAAATTCTTGCTTTCGGCAAGGCTTCAATTCGAGCAGCTGCAGCCGATCAAAAGGCACAAAAACAACTAGCACTAGCTCTAAAGAATGTTGGCTTAGAAAGAGATGCCTCAGCGGCAGAAGGTTACATCCAGCGTTTGCAAAGCGAGTTCGGCATTGTTGATGATCTATTACGCCCTGCCTATCAGTCCTTGGCTATCGCTACACGCGACACAGCAGAAAGTCAAAGACTTCTTAATCTATCTTTAGACATAAGTGCAGCAACAGGCAAAGACCTAGGCTCTGTCACAGCAGCATTAAGCAAAGCTTGCCTAGGCAATAACACAGCTTTAACTCGTTTGGGTGTAGGTATCTCCAAGGCAGATCTAAAGACTAAATCTTTCTATGATATTACGAACGACCTGGCTGATACCTTTAAGGGATCTGCAACGGCAGCTGCTGCAACCTTTCAGGGTTCAATGGACAAACTGGCTGTTGCATCTAATAATGTTAAAGAAATTATTGGCACAGGTCTTATCGATGCTCTTACTGGTCTTGGTGATAACAACTCAGTTGCCAATCTTGCTTCTAGCATGGAAGCCACAGCAGAATACACAGCAGATGTAATTCGTGGCATTGGTGTTCTGGCGGATAAGTTAAAGTCATTGCCGGGCTTTTCTAATCTCAATGTGGGAATGATCCCTATCTTAGGCAGTTACTTGCAAGGTTTAAGAGCTTTAGGACAATCAAACCAGATTAAGCCTGCACCATTTAGCACCCCTATGACAATCTCTGGTCAGAGTTCTAAAACTTCTAGTGCTGCTTCTACAAAACTGGCTAAAGAAACTTTAAAAGTAAATAAGGACAATCTCAAACTCACTAAAGCAAAAGCTATCTTTGACCTACAAAAGATCCAGATTGAAGCAGCTCTAAAGGGCAAAATCTCAGAAGAAGAACGCATCCGTCTAAAGCTTATGCAGGCTATCGAATCTGAGAATATCGATCAGATTGATAAATACACAAAGCAACTGGATGAAGCCCAAAAGAAAACGGGCGAACTTGTAAGTACTTTGCAAAGCATTAAGCCTCTAGACGACATATTTAAAAACTGGAACTTTATGTCAGTTAAGGAACAACTTGCCAGTCTTTCAAGTTATTTTAATACGTTTGCTGGATCAGCAGCTTCTGCTTTCAATGCCTTGGGTTCAGCACAAAAGGCTTCACTTGGTGGTTATGTGCCATTTGTAGGAGCAACAAATGCATCCCTCGGCATTACATCCAATGGCGGTGCTGCTACATCCATGCCATCGACTGTGGGTTTAGGTACCTCTGGCACAGGCAATCAATTGCCAGTAGGCGTCACAATTAACACAACTGTTCAAGGTTCGGTCATTACAGAAAATGATCTAAATCAAGCAATTAATGATGCACTTGCTGCCTCTGGTTGGGCTGGTACAGCTATTGGATATGGCCGTCAGGCAGTTATTACGGCAGTCTAATGGGATTACCAGCAACCCTCACGGTTTCCATAAACTTTGCTAATGGCCCTGCTTATGGTATTCCTTTAACACTTGATGATCCAGTCAAGGGGCTTTTAGGCACTGGAACGCTTGCAGATTCGTCATCTTTAGTTATTGATTATTCAACTTCTACTACAAATATTGCTATTCGCAGAGGTCGTAACCTTCTGCAAGATACTTATGATGCTGGACAGGCTACGGTCAGAATCCTAGATCCAAATGGTGATTTCAACCCACAAAACACTTCTAGTCCTATTTATGGTTATTTACAACCAGCCAGAAAATTACGCATTTCAGCCAATTACAATGGCACTGAATATTATTTATTCAGCGGTTATACAGCAGATTATCGCTACACCTATCCACAGGGTCAGGAAACCGCTTATGTAACTGTTACCGCCTTTGACGCTTTTAAGATCTTTAATACCTCGGCTATTACCACTGTCACGGGTGCAGTTGCAGGTGAGACTACTGGAACTCGTATTGGCAGAATCCTAGACACAATTAACTGGCCTACAGGCATGCGTGATATAGATACAGGACAGACAACCTGTCAAGCCGATCCAGCAAGCTCTAGGGCAGCCCTCATAGCCCTTAAAACGGTTGAACTGACTGAGTATGGTGCTTTTTATATAGATCCTGCTGGTAATGCCGTATTTCAGGACAGAGCCTTTACAACGGCATCTATTGGCGGCACACCGACAGTCTTTAACCAGACTGGAACAGGTATCTCCTATGCCAATGTGAAGTTTGCCTTTGATGACAAACTTGTCTATAACCAAGCCAATATTCAGCGCACGGGTGGTACCACTCAGATTGCCAGCGATGCAACTTCTATCGATACTTATTTCTTGCACTCTTATACTCAACAGAACCTTCTAATGCAAACCGATGCAGTTGCTCTGGACTTTGCTAAGGCTTATGTGGCATCTCGTAAGGATACAAGCATCCGCATTGACGCATTAACCCTAGATCTCATGACTGCTAACTATTCTGCTGGAATCACAGCAGCTCTCAATCTTGATTACTTTGACCCAGTAACTATCACCAATACAACCGATAGTGGATCAACAATAACCAAGACCCTACAGATTCAAGGGGTAAGCCATGACATCACGCCAAACTCATGGCAAACAACTTTCACCACGATGGAACCAATTATTGACGGTTTCATCCTTGACTCGACATTATACGGTATCCTTGACACATCCGTATTTAGCTACTAGAAGGAGCAGATAATGGCAGCAGGCTGGCCTACGAAGGCTAACTACGCAACAGGCGATGTCCTGAGCGCGACAAATATGAATGATCTATCGGGAACAGTCAATTTGATTGCTCCTACAGCAAAAGGCGATTTATACGCTGGGTCAGCGGCTAACACTTATACAAAGTTAGCAGTAGGCACAAATGGTCAAGTTTTAACAGCAGACTCAACCGCTGCAACTGGCTTGAAGTGGGCGGCAGCAGCATCGGGAACGACATTTTCAGGCTGTGGATTAAGTCAAAGTGGCGCACAGTCAATCTCAAACACAACTCAGACAGATCTTACTTTTGACACAGAAGCATTTGACACAGATGCTTATCACAGCACATCATCTAATACAGCAAGAATCACAATTCCAACTGGCAAAGGTGGTTACTTTTTAGTAACTGCTCGCGTATCGTATGCATCAAACAGTTCAGGCACACGTGGTCTGTGGCTTCGTAAGAATGGTACAGAAGTTGCAACTTGTTTTACTCAGCCTGTTTCTACAGGTGATATAACAACAGTTCAGATCAATCAGGTTATGGCTTTAGCTGTTGCTGATTACATCACAATGAACGCTTATCAAGCTTCGGGCGGTGCACTCAATACGGCAGTGGATCAGGGCAAGACTTACTTCGCTGTTCAATACTTAGGAGCATAAATTGGATCTACACACTAAAATTGTTCAAGCCTATCCAGAACTAACAGATGCAGATTTCTTGCCACCATTGGGGCCAATTACATTATTTGATGATGGAGATGGAGTGCAATATATTTCTAAGTGGGAATACTCAAAGCCACTTCCTGCTGGATTAAAATTAGGCAAGTGAAACCTAAGTTAAGTAAAGCTGCTATCCAACTTCGGGAACAGTTTGATGACTCATACCCAAGTCGTGACCGCACATCGGATGGTTGGATCGGTGATACTCGACACGCAGCTCGCCCTAGCGATCATAATCCCGATGTTGATGGCTGGGTTCGTGCCATCGATGTTGATCGTGATCTCAGTGGTAGGGCTAAGCCCGACCTCATGCCAGATCTTGCAGATCAAATTCGTCTCTTATGCAAGTCTAAAAAAGAAAGACGCATTACCTACATTATCTTTGATGGTCGTATCGCCTCAGACAAAAAGTCTTGGGAGTGGCGACCATACGAAGGTTCAAACAAACACAACCATCACTGCCATATCTCGTTTGCAAAAGAAGCTGACAATGATTCGGCTTTTTTTCAAGTACCTATGTTAGGAGCAAGTCAATGAATGAATTAAAAGTAGCAGCAGGTTCATGGGCTAGAGCCTTTT